TTGATGGTAATCGAACAAATTCTTCTACAATGAATGGGAATTCCTCTACTATCAAAAATCTAAAAAAAGGTTATTCAGTGAATATATGGTCTCTTGAAAAAAGTAATGATGATATTCAATCAAATATTACAGATCTTCAGTCTGCTATTGCAATTCTTGAGGATCCTGCCAATGGTGGACCATATTAAAACTGTCCACAGCCCCCTTGACAGTCCTCATATGATCGTCTATGATAGTTAAGTAGTCAGGAGACCAAATGAGTAAACCAGTTCCCGAAAATTATAATATTGAAAATAGTGATGAACAATGGCTAACTCGGGTTGTAGTTGACACAAGTCTTCGTAAGTTTTATCTTTACTCCAACGAAGGTGAACAAAGAACAGTCGTATGTGATACAACCAAACAGTTTATGGATGTTCTTGATGTTGTCAGAAAATTGGTAGATGAACAGTTTGTTGTTTATGCTGAACCCCTCACCAAAAACGGCCTTTGATTTCAAAAATGGGTGCAAAAAAATCCCAGTAATTTTTTGACTCTATTACTTTTTTAAAATGAGACCAGAAACAAGACAATCGATGGAAATGCTATTTTCCGCAAAATGGAACGTTCCTCAAGCAGCCAAAAACTGTGGGTTGACAACCAAAGAGATGAAGATTACATTTAATGAGTACTGCCGTCTCAATCCTCCTACTTATAAAGAAGAGTAGATTTCATATAGATCAAACTTGACAGTAAACAATCAAAGTATTATGATTGCCTCAACCCAGTGACGCCGTTGGTAACGGTCATGTAGTGGTGGTGCCACACATTCCAGAAGGAATTATTTCCGAGGTAGGTGGATCAAAACTTAAGGTTCAAATCCTTATACTGGGCCCTTTTGGGGGATTGTCGTAATTGGTAGCCGAGCCGAACTTAAAATTCGTTGGACGTGTCGTCCGTGCGGGTTCAAGTCCCGCATCCCCTATTAACTAAATCAACAGTTTATTATTATGTCTTTACTTTCACAAAAAGATCGTCAAAACGTTATTAAGTCTCTTGACTTTTATCTTTTCAATAAAGGACAAGATATGACTGAAATGGAAAGAGCAGAACTTAATGCTCTTCTAAATTGGGTTAAATTGGAATACGATAAAAACGAAAAATCATGACTATGAAAATTAACCTTTGGTATTCTGAACATAATAACCAATGGAGATGGACTCTTTGTGATGATCATTCAAATCCATATAAAATGGAATCAGGACAACAACATGATCTTCGTATCGCCATGAATGATGTTGCAAATACAGTAGAGTACATACTTGACACAAAATATGAATCTGTGATAGAATAATCTTGTGTGAAGGAAGGCGCACTTCATGTGCATATGACCCTCAGGAGTTCAAGCTCTTGGGGGTTTTTTATGTAATAAATAACTCATAACGGATTATAGTGCAAATAAAATGCCTTTGTCAAGATTAGACAATTTTCTGAAGAATGTACGTGGAAATATTTTATATGTTGATCCAAGTAACTTGGATGCGACGGATGGTATTGAAAATCAAGGAAATTCATTAGCTAGACCATTTAAAACTCTTCAGAGAGCTCTGATTGAAGCTTCAAGATTTTCCTATCAAAGAGGATTAGATAACGATAGATTTGAAAAGACATCAATTTATCTTCTTCCTGGTGATCATTTCATTGATAACAGACCTGGTTGGATACCTACAGGTACATCGGGAAGTCCAAATACATTTTTGTTGAGAAATGGACAAACCTCAACAGATTTTCCTGCTTTTAGTAATACAACTAATTTTGATATTTTAGACTCCAATAATATATTGTATCGATTTAATAGTATCTATGGTGGAGTTATTGTACCCAGAGGTGTATCTATTGTTGGACAAGATCTGAGAAAGACAAAAATTCGTCCACTTTATGTACCTAATCCACAAAATGATCTCATTGAAAGATCTGCTATTTTTAGAGTCACTGGTGCTTGTTACTTCTTCCAGTTTTCAGTTTTTGACGCATCTACAAGTCGAGGAGTATATAAAGATTATACAACGAATACATTTACACCAACATTTTCTCATCATAAATTGACAGCATTTGAGTATGCTGATGGTAGAAATAGTGTCAATATTGACGATGAGTTCAATACATTTTCTACCAGTAGAACTGATTTGGATATGTATTATGAAAAAATTGGTAGAGCATATGGTCCAGCAAGTGGAAGAGAAATCTCACCAGACTATCCAAATGCTGGAGTAGATATCAATCCAAAAATTGATGAATATCGAATCGTTGGACCAATTAGTGGTTCTGTAGGTATTTCAAGTATTAAGGCTGGAGATGGAAATACTCCAACACCCACAGTGAATGTAAAACTTAACAGTGGAATTACTGGTCTGAATGTTGATACTAATGTCATTATTAATAGTGTCACTGATTCAAGATATAATGGAACATATTTGGTCAAGAGTATTTTAGATACTGATGCCAATGGTGTTACAGAATTTACATATGATGTTCCTGTAACACCATCTAATGCACTTCCAAATCCACTAGGTTCATCCGTAGAACTTTCAACTGATACTGTTTCTAGTGCTTCTCCATATATTTTCAATATCTCAATGAGATCTATCTATGGTATGTGTGGTATGCATGCTGATGGATCAAAGGCTAATGGTTTCAAGTCGATGGTCGTTGCACAATTTACAGGAATTAGTCTTCAAGTTGATGATCAGGCATTCGTCAAGTATAATACAACAAGTGGAACATTTGATGATTCAAATACAATTCCAAATCTTCATACTGATATTAATTCAGTATTTAAACCAGATTATGAGAATTATCATATTAAAGCGTCGAATAATGCATTTATTCAGTTAGTTTCTATTTTTGCTATTGGTTATTCAGATCACTTTGTAGTTGAAAGTGGTGGTGATTTCTCAGTTACAAACTCAAACTCAAACTTTGGTCAAAGAGCATTAAGATCTGATGGATATAGACCATCTTCATTTAGTCAGGATGATGTCGGATACATTACACATATAGTACCTCCAAAGTCTTTACTTCCTAGAACAGTCACAGTTGAATATCCTGCGATTGATATTTCAAAAACAGTTGGTGTTGGTCAGACTCATAAATTATATCTGTATGATTTTACTAATGAAGATTCTCCACCTCCATCTGAATTGCAAGGGTATCGATTTGGTGCAAAATCTGAAGATACCATAAATGTAATTCTTTCGTCTGGTGGTGTCCCTACACAAAGATTTGCAAAAATCTGTATGGACAATACTGCTCAGACATCAAGACTTTCTTCAGTAAAACGTTCAAGAGTTGGTAATAATGTATCAACAGGAAATAGTATTTCAAACTCTACATTGAATTTTGTCGAAAATCATGATTTCTTACAAGGTGAATCTGTAAGAATTATTTCAAATAATGGTAGACTTCCTGATGGACTTGATGAAAATAGAATTTATTTTGCGATTGTTGATGGTCTTGCAGCAAATCAAATTCAACTTTCTCAATCATTTAATGATTCTCTGAATGGCAACAAAATCAGAATTAACAATCTGGGAGGAACACTCACTGTTGAAAGTAGAGTTAATGACAAGATCTGTGGGCAGATTGGTCATCCAGTTCAATACGATGATACAGAGAATCAATGGTATGTAAATGTATCATCAGCTACTACAGAAAATAATTTATATTCTACAATTTTTGGTGGTGGGTATGGAAATGTATCTCCAAGATCTTATATCTTAAGACAACCAGATACTCGACCATCAAATGATAGAATTTATAAGTTTAGATATGTAATTCCATCAAATATTGGAGTCTCTTCTGCAAGACCACCACTAGATGGATTTATCTTACAAGAATCTTCTACGGTTACAGGTAGAAATAATACAGAAGTTCAACTGGAATTCAATCCAGGTTCTGTTACAATGAGTAATGATGCTCAAATGAGAAACTTCAGTTTTATTGCTAATGTTACGTATTCCAATGGAATTGCATATTATGATACCGAAAGACCACATGGTCTGTCTATCGGATCTACAGTAGAAATTAATGGAGTCAGAAGTACGTTATTCCCAACTGTTGGTGCAGGAAATTCTGGTTATAATGGAATTTATGAAGTTACTGGAATTTCAAGTTCAAAAACATTCTCAGTTGATCAAATTCCTTCAAATCCAGGAAGTTTCTTAAATAATACTTCACAAAGAAATACAAGTCTTCCAACATTTAAGAGGAAAAACTTTACAAAAAATCTATATGTTTATGATGTTGATACAATTAATGATTATGTGAGTGGTGAACAGGATGGAATTTATTATATCACTGTTCTTGATTCCACTAATCATCCTCAAATTGCACCATTCAATGTCGGTAAATATTCTTTTTCACAACCTTTATCAAATTATTATCCACAATTAGATCGAGATAATCCAGTATCTAGTCCCAAGAGTTCAGTGTCTTATGCTTTAGCTAATGAACTTGGAAAGGTTGTGATTGATGAACCAAAGAGTAGTATCACTTCAGAAACCTTAAGTAATTTTATTAGTGATAGTGGAATTGGAATTGGTATTACCAATATTATATCAAATCCAGTTGGTACTGCATATACCATTTATACTGATCATGATCATGGTTTAAATCGAATTACAATTCCAACTATTGATAATGGTGGAGCTGGTTATGGAGATGGAACTTCTACAATTCAATATTATTATAATGCTAAATTGATTAATATTGGTGGTGGTTCTGTTGGTAGAAATGCTACAGCAAGAGTAACTGTTGATGGAACATCCTCTGGAGAAATTATTGATATTCAAGTTATGGATGGTGGATCTGCATTTGTTGAAGGTGATGTTTGTAGTATTGTAGGTATTGCAACAACAACTGGATTCTCTCCTGCCACAGTATCCGTTAATAAAATCTATGATAATAGAGGTGACACTTTAAGAATTGATGGAATTCAAGATTATGACGGAAGAAGATATAATAAACTTTATAGAATTTCAGGAGTAAGTAATATTAATGAAATTGAAGTTACTCCAGTTGGTGAATCTCCAGGAATCTCAACATTAGGTTTAGGAGCAAATGTTTCAACTCCAGGATCTATCTACTTGACTGGATCCACATTTAATGTGACTAGTTTTGAATATAATAATGTTACTGGTCTTGCAACTGTAACTACAACACAAAATAATAATATTAGAGTTAATAATACAATTCAAATTGATAATGCCGACTCTTCACTGTATAATGGTGTCTTTGTTTGTCGAGATAAAGTTGGACTTTCAACTCTAGTTGTTGATATTGGTATTTCAACAAACATTCCAGCTACAACAGGAAATATCAGAGTTCATCCAATTGGTATTAAAGAAAGTTATGGTGAATTGGTAACAGGTGATGGAGAATTGAATGGAAGAGAGAATCAAATTTATGCTGGTATCACAACAATCACTTCTACAGATATTGTCAGTAAAACCACTGACACAATTAATGTTGAAAATATGACCGATTTTGGTTTCTTGATTGGTGACTATATTAGAATTAATGATGAGATTATGAGAATCAAGACAACTGTAAGTAGAGTGTCTGGGACAACACAATTAAAAGTGTTTAGAGGTGTTTATGGTTCGATTGCAAACACACACCCAGCAGGATCTGTTGTCACAAGAATTAGATTCTATCCATTAGAATTCAGAAGAAATTCAATTATTAGAGCGTCAGGACATACATTTGAATATATTGGATTTGGTCCTGGAAACTACTCGACCGCATTCCCAGATAAACAAACAAAAAGACTGACACTTCCTCAACAAATTAATGTTCAATCATTGAAAACCAATGGTGGAGTTGTAAACTACACTGGTATGAATGATAGAGGTGACTTCTTTATTGGTAATAAGAGAATCGCATCAAATACTGGTAGAGAACAAGTCTATGATACTCCAGTTCAAACAATTAGTGGGGAAGATCCTTTTAGTTCTCAGGGTGTTGTTGACACTTCAGACTTCAACTATATTGAAGGATCGACAGTTAAAGTTGAAAGAAATCTGGTAGTTGATGGTGGTGACAGAGGAAGTATTATTTCTGAATTCAATGCTCCAGTATCATTTACCAAAAAGGTTACAGTTTCTGGAAATGATGGACTTGAAACTAACAATATATTCCTTCAAGGAGATGCTCAGGTTTCAAGAAAAATTACAGTCGGTATTTCAACTCCAATATTATCAGGTAATCCAGGTGATGTTGTGTTCAATGCAAATCCATCAAATGGAGGAACAGTTGGTTGGGTTTATACGAATAGCAATCAATGGAGGGAATTCGGATCAATTAGTTGATAAATAAAACTAAGACTTGTTGACCTCTCTAATTAAATGGCAATAGATAAGGATTTTGTCATTCGTAATGGCATAGAAGTAAATGAAGATTTAATATATGCTGACCCTACTTCAAATAGAGTGGGTATTGGAACGACACTACCAAACAGTAAATTAGAAGTCAATGGTGCAGTTTATTCTACTGATTCCATCACTTCAGAGACTTTAATTTCTTCAAAGGATGGTTCATACACAGGAATTATAACTGCTAATGATGGTTATGAAATTGGTATTGGTGGAACATTTATCAAAGCATCTGTAAATGATAGAAAAATTGGTATTGGTTCTACGAATCCAGTTTACACAATAGATCTTTATGGTCCTGTTTCGACTGGAACAACAGCAGCATATATTTTTGGTGATGTAGAAGTCACTGGTTCAATTAAAGCAACATCATTACAAGGTCAAATCTCTGCTGGTGGTACAGTAGGATTTACAAATGTAAGTGTTGAAAATGTTTTAGAAGCAAATAACGCAGAAGTATATACTCGATTTACTGTACAAGAAACAGGATCTGATACATTTACCTTTGTTGCTGCTGGGAATCCTCCTGGTATTGGATTTACTCAGAATACTGACAATCCAGAAATTTATTTAGCAAGAGGTCAAAAATATCT